CAATATCATGGTCACTTCCACCACCACCTCCGCCACCACCACCGCCTTTTCCTCTATAACCAGGCTTTAATGTACAATTTGGATGAATGCCGTCATACTCCTCGCCCATTGTATCTTCACATATAGTCCCATCTCTGCTATCTCCACCACCTCCGCTACCACCACCTCCTCCTCCAGCAGGTTTTCTTATGCCAAATCCTTTTGGTTTACCAAGTTTTTCGGCATGTGCTTTTCCTGCATCACTACTATAAAATTTACTACTCCTAGCCTTTTGTTCTGGTGTTGATACAAACTTTTTTAAGCCTTTTTCATTGCCAGACGTTCCAACTGCCCCAGTTCTTTGTGCTGTCTTGGCTGCATTTAACCTGTTTGTAAATTTTTTAAATTCAGATCTACTTACACCAGCGTCTGGAACATCAGCTATTCCAAGTCCTTTAGCATGTGCTATAATATCTGCTCTGCTATCAGCTAATACAGGAATTCCTTGAGCCGAATGCTTTGAGCCTGGAAAGCCTCTCATAGCCTCCCTTCTTCTTAATATCTTTTTTTCTCCATCTGATATATATGCAAGTTCAGTTGATCCTATTGACTCAGGAACTCTTGTTAACATTGTCATCTTCTAACTCCTCTTGTAGAATAATCTACTACTGCACCTTGTAAGGTTATTGGCTTATCATATATAGAACTATTTTTAATAATCATACTCATGTTTGTCCCTATTCCGCTAATTTTTATTCTTTCTGATGCGACTACAGTTACACCTATAGTGGAGCTAGAAATATCATCCTCATTCCATTGGTCAGAAGTTACATCTACAGTATAAGATACAGCAGAAGGAGTGGATCTAGGAGAAAAAGTTCCTCCATAATCAAATGATGGCTGTAATGTTAGTGTTGTAGATGTGTCTGCATTAATTTCTAGACCTACCTCTCTAAACCTTTTCCTAACTTGAGGGGATCCATAGCTATAGTAAGAGCTTCTTATAAAAGAATCTACAATTTTACCATCGAAACTTGTACCTGAATCTATCCTACGAACATAACCATCCTCAAACCCACCATATAAAACCTCAAAGCCATTAGAATCTTCGCCAGAACAACAGCAACTTAACTGATGAGATAATGTAAATGGCATAATACCTACATTCTCTCTATTAATATAGGTCATTGCTAGACCTGTTTTATCATCAAAAAATAACCTATATTGGTTTTTTGCTCTACTACGTAAAGATAATATAGCATTATCTTTCTTATTTTGTAAATATGGATCAACCTGACTCGATGCAACAGAAGCCTGAAAATCACCATAATATTGTACAGTAAATATAGAGGTGATTCCTCTATCATCTAGAAAGAAGGTTTGGTCCATCTTCTGCATGGTATATGGAATAGCCCCAGTTCCTTGGTGAAATCTAGTAAGATTCCAATCAGCTGCGGAACTTCCATATAACATGTATGTATTATTTCTAGTAAAAACAGACATCACATCTTTTAATTCTGTAGAAAACCCAGATATATTATCACCTAAAGCTATCTCTGCAGCACCAGTAATTGGGCTCCATTGGAGAGGATTCAATATACTAGAATGCTGTACTGACCCACCATTAAAAGAAAGAAATAAATGATTTTTATGTGCTATAATATGCTGAGGAAGATCAGAAATCATCCCAGTATTAATTTTTATAAATGTAGTTCCATCATAAGCAAAAGCTTTATCTACAGTGCTCACACCATACATAGAGTTTGATGTAATAGCTCCACCAAAATTATAGTTAACAAACTCATACTTACCATTTGGCAATAATGTTTGTGCATATTGAGTTCCATCAGCAACAGCTAAGGTTCTGCTAGAAGGTTCACTTGCGCCATTTATATCTGCCCTATCTGCACCATTAACCTGTATCTTTTCACCGTCCGTCCAAGTACCAGTATTACCAGTTATAACTAAATAACCAGCTGCATCATCTGATGTAAAAGCCCCAGTAGCAACAGTTACATTTTTAACAGTAGCCGTCTTTCCAGAAGTAGCGCCAGTAATTACATCATCCTTTTTTATTTCTGTAGTACCAGCATCAAATGCTAATGTTGAATCTGTAAGGTTATCATTATCTACAAATGTTCCTGAGATTCCAGTAAGAACCATAGTTCCCTTTCCCCCTAGTTCCCACAAACCAGAATAGCTTATAGCTGCTACAGTGCCAGTTGCTCCTGAAGCAGAAGTTACAATAGAGCCAGCAACAAACTCACCATTAGTAGTTGTGCCATCAAAATCTAAGGCTGTTCCAAGATCAATCTCTAACCATCCAGTAGAAGTAGATTTATACATACCAGCTGTAGATCCACCAGACTTATTTCTAAACGAATATACGTCACCATCAAATACCCACACACCTAGTACGCTCCCCTCTCCTGGGACTATAGTAATGTTATCTCTCTGATCTTCTATAGCAGTTCTTGCTTCATCAGCAATAGTAGAGTCTACATAGGTATCTCTTAATACAGGAACCCCGTAAGAAAGAGCAGTGGCAAGAAGGCCCATTAACCCACCCTAAAGACCGATAGTTGACCATAATGCATCTGAAAATTTTCTGAATTGCTTCCATGACCATTCTTGACTTGAGCAAGAAGATCAGTATAAGTTGTATGACCAGTAGTATCAATCATACCAAAAATACTAACCATATTATCTAGAGTTGCTGCTACTCTTTGAACAGCAGCATCAAATCCAGGGTATACAACTGAACCACCCGTATCTTGTGTTGCTATTCTAAAAGTCCATACAACAGTATCAGTTCCTGTCTGAGCAAAACTAACACCCAGATTAACCATAAAGAATCCTTTATCATATATCCTTATTCTGTCGTTTGCAAAGTCAGCATCAGTTCCTACAGTAGTGGAAGATACAGTTCCAGTGTCATCTGTTGCATCAGCGCCAGCTCCATTTTTATTCCAGTCTATTGTTGCTGTTGCTCCTGAAGCTACTGCCTGACTCGCTGGTGTTCCTGCCTTAGCACATATAGTTGCGTAACCGCCCATCCCAGATTCAGTAAACTGCCTAACCATCTGTGCGGTAATAGCGCCTGTTGTGTTATCAGCAAAGCTAGTTCCAGTTAGAACTGCTCTTGTTTTTCTTAACGCTGTTGGTGTTCCCATTATCCATACTCCACATTGAATGCGCTACCAAAAGCGCTGTCTTTATTTAAAAAATACATTGTTTCTCCGTCTTGAAATGTTCCGCTTACTACAGTAAAATATACATATCCCTCTGCATTTGAATTAGAAAATGATCCTGCTGATGAATCTCCAGTAACATCTTCAATACTAACCTGTAATACAGAACCTATAGCACCGCTTGTAGCACCTTTAATTAAATCTCCAGTTGATGGAATTTGCATATCAAATGCTGTACTAAAAGCACTATTGAATACAGAATCTCTAGCAGTGCCTACAGTAAAAGGGATTCTATAATATGTTATTTGAGAAGGTAGAGTCTGCCCATCAAACCTTTCATAACCATCGAGCCGTCTATACCTCCCACGAATATCTACTTCAAAATTATTAGAAGATACTAATTCACCAGCCCTTAAAGATAAGGCTGGCTCTACCAGATTTACACCTCCTGTAAAAGGAAAATATTCAGATTTCAATCCAGAAGGATGTAATTGTCTCCGAGATAACTTTGTCATTGTGGCACTACTGTAAAGCTGTCAATATTTTGAGCCCTAGAAAATCTTCTATTCTTCTGTCCAGATAGCTGATCAGACTCTAACTTATCTAATAAATCTTCAAATTCTGCTAAAGCCCCAGCTAAAATTTCTGGAGCATCCTCATTTTCAGCGTAATATACTTTAGCTCTCGATGTTATTATTTTGTGGAATCTAGATGGTATTGGAGACTCGCTTGTATCTGCAGACATAGCGGTAGGACTTTTCCAATATGCAGCTGATATAGTAGTAGCTGCATTAGGTGTTGGATATAAATCTATTACATTATCTGGTTTAACAGAAAAAACTTCAGGAGTAGCTGAATCTATAACCCCAAGTTTATATTCTAAATTATAATCATCCCAATCCATATACTCTAATTCCTGATAGTCATTAGTTCCTTTTGAAAAAACAAAAGAATCTAATTTCCAATTACCTAGATCAGAAGGGGATGTTAGTGTTGAAGTGCCTGGTGTCGGTGTAAGGGTTACCTCTGTCCACAAAAAGTCCCAGTTAAACCATCTGCTCTGAATGTCCACATCAGCATCCTTTACATATCTTACAACAGCATTCTCCTCTTCAGATAAAGATCCATTGGTAACAGATGAAGGGCCAGTTCCTGGGATTCCAATATCCCTTGACATGTTTTGACACAAAGTTAGATAATCACTCATTTCAAATTTTTCACTATTTTATTGTAAACATCATTAGGGGTTATCTTAGCTGCACACATAGCGCCTCCAGTTTCAGTATCTCTGTAGCATGTATTAAAACCATAGTGCATCTTATGGCATGGAAAACAATAGTCCTCATAATAATCAGGTTCTAAAGTACTGGTATTATTCCAGTGCTTGGACAGATTTTCCTTTGATGAATGAGATAACATTACTATTTTATGACATGGCAATGTAGATGCAGCATTCAAAACACCTGTTTCTGGTCCTATAACTATAGAGCAATGGTCTAAAAAAGAAAGAGTTTCCCTTATTGACCACTCTCCTGATTTAGTTATTACTCTTTTTTCTTCTTGCCAACCTTGTTCCAGAAGTTTACATAACCCATCTCCTACTGTAACAAAACAAACATCTTTTCTATAAAGCAACACTTTAGCTATAACGTTATCAGTCCAAGGATAAACCTTATGTACCGAAGATCCTGAAAGAGACCATAGAATTACATGCCGTTGCTTTATTTTTTTTCTAAATTTTTTAGCCCATTCTTTCTCGCTGTTTAATGGAAAAAATTTAGGTTGAAATACATGTGGGACTTCTGCAATATCATGAGTCCTTTCCATGTAGTTTATGTTACATTCCTTATGTAACCTATCCTTATCCCATTTGAACCTTTCATCTCCAGGTACCAATGAAATACTACCGTCTCTTAGTTTAGTAGTTCTATCTGGAACTATTAGTAATGAAGCCTCAACAGACTCAGATAATTGTATTACCTTATCAAACAATGGAGGTAAATGTTTCCAATAATCTTCTAGCTCATTCTCTGGAACCATACCAGTTTTTTGTACTAAAAATTCATCTACGTAAGGATTACTTTTTAGTATGTCCATACCAATTTCAGTTACATTAACACATACATTGTAACCCTGTTTTTTAAGAAGAGGAAGTATAGAGCTTACTTGTATTATATCTCCAAAAGCTCCATACCTTATAACACATACTGTCTTCTTTTCTCTAATTCCCCCAAAATCTTTAGGGGTATAATCGCTAACTTCCCTTTTGGGAATATTTATTCTTATCACTTTTTCTTAGAATGCCCACCCAGCTATAACGCCAGACCCTCTCACTAGTTGTCCGTTAACTCTTCCTTCATTATTAGTCATTCTTTGATCATACCTATAATCCATAGCTCTCTCGTCAAACAACTGAGATCCACTAGTGTAGCCTTTTAAAATAGGATCAGTATGACCATAGCCTTCCTCTGGAGTTTCAACCTTACCACCAATAAAAGCCTCAATTGAATTCATTCTTCTAGCCATTTTAATATCCTCATATGGGTCAGGGGTGGTTTCCCACCCCTTCACCAATTAGTTTAACGCCATTCAAATTTTCCACGATCAGTATTGACCGTAGACTTTGCAATACCCTGTGGCATCTGACCTGGTCCAACGCTGTCCATACCTAAAGACTTTAAAGTCTCTCCAGATACGTCCTTTTTTTCTATTAGACCATTTTGATTAACCGTTGGGTGACTACCAGCTGTATCTTTAGCCATAATTTCCTCCTAGTACCATTCGACCATTATATGGTAATGCGCCTTACCACCGGGAGTACCGCCAGTAGGGGCTACCAAAGTGATGTGAATATCAGTATCAGCAGGAAGAGCGGCTAGAACTAGATCGGCTGACACATCAGTCAATCTTGTTTGTGCTCCATCAGCTAAAGTTCCGAGTCCCATATTAACGTACTCGTAACCAGCTGCAGCAGAGCCAAGCCTAATATAAGCCTCAGTAGTAGTGGCTGTAAATAGCTCAATTGCTTCAACTTCAATTTCTTTTATAGTACCTTGTTTGCCTTTTGGACCACGCATTATCATTGCTTCACCA